CGTCGTCATAATATACAGTAACCTGGGTACTAGGTAAAATCCAAAGTTTCATATCCTTACCGGCTCCCTGGATCCATACGTAGGCGTTGCCGTAGTGATTCCTGTTAAACTCGACCGTACTCCAAAAGGTTGTAGACGTCATATAAGGGTTAGGTCGATCATGTAGAACGTAGTAAAGAGGATGTTTTCTCGCGGTCTCTACGCCGTTTTTGTCATTGTATCGGAGTAATTTAAGCGGTAACTTGCCGATACTCTCGCTCAGTACTTTCATACAAGCGAAGTAGGTAGCCTCAGATATCGCTCTTTCGTCCTCGTCCGGATCAATTCCTAAAAATTTATAGAGGTTATTAAGCTCTATAGTCTGACGATCGGATTTATTAACGATCATCTTTAAGGCTAACCCTAGCCTTTTTGTAAATTTCATTGTTTAATACCCTCCTTTTATTTCTTCCAACCCATGGCCTTGAGATACTTATCTAACTCGCTCTCTACGTCTACAGTCTCGGCGGTCTTATTCTTAAGCATAACCGCGTGAGCGTCTACACAAGCGTCGACCGGATCGATGCGCTTAAAGCGGTGACCTGGCTTTTTATCGACCTTAATCTCGTCGAAACTGTTACGCACAATCGAGGCGTTGAGAAAACTCCAGGTTAATAACTCATTATGGACGTTATAGGATAGCGACTCACTCTTAACTAATAGTTGAAGATCGACCGTAGCGTCGTTAAGTCCTTTACATGACTGAGTTATAACAACAACCGGGCAACCGAACGCCTCAAGATCAGATAGAATACCGTCGGCGTTATGCGGATCGATACCGATACCCTTAAATTTAAGGTCGTACTCGTCTTTTAATCGCTTAAGGTCCTTAATAATAAACTTATAGTCATTCTTAAAGTCTCCGATACCACCGGTTACGGTGATAAGCTCCATCTGTTCCCATAAGTCGTAAGGCGCTAAGTCGGTCTCAATATGCTCCTGGAGTCGTCCTCTAGGCATAAACGAGTGAGAATATAAATAATATTTATCGTTATCCTCTGTCGGCTCAAATTCTAGCGAGTAAGTCGTTAAATCTCCTCCACTTGATAAGTCCAAGCCTACCCAACACTCACGGCCTCTATAGGCCTCTAGCGTGTCCTCTGAGGCACATTTAGACCATTTATCAGCGTTGATAAATTGATCGTCGGTATTTTGTACCCACATATTAAGGCATTTCGTAAGGAAGTCTCTAAGATCTGATCCTCCCATGTCCTTAGCGGTCTGAGCGTCTGTCTTTAATTGCTCGATACCCTCCGCCGTACTACATAAGTACGGATTAGCCTTAATCCAGTTATTCGGATCCCAAATATCATCTTGAGGATCCAGGCAATAGATATCTACAAAAAAATCCTCGGCGGTCGCTTGACCTCTGAGAATTTTTATACAGTAGTCGTCCATTTCTTTACAAAACGAGTTAAGATTATCTCCTCGCGTTGTAATCATGGATACCAAAGTCTCCGGTAAAGCTCTAGTACCATTGTATAGAGCCTTATAGATTTTATTATCTTTGTGCTGATGTATCTCATCGATTGAGCTAAAGATCGATCTAAAGCCATCGTCTAAGCCGGCCTCTTTACTTAAGGCCTCGATAGTACAATTCGTCTCTTTAGCTATGATCGTCGATATATAATCTTTTACCTCGAAAAACTCGCCTAAGTCCGGATCAATGGTAATAAACTTACTCATTTCCTCCCAGGCTAGGCGCGCTTGTCGTTTCTTCGTAGCTACTGTAAATAGCTTACCAAAGTTATAACCACCAAAGCCGGCGATATAAGTACCGATAATACCATTCTCGAACGTCTTACCGTTCTGTCTAGCCTCGGACTTATAACGTCGTCTGAATCGGCGTTTATCGTTTGTCTGTTTGTACCACCCAAACGTAGCGCCGAGGTCGAACGCTTGAGAATCCAATAGCTTGACCGCTTTTGGCTCCGTTCCCTCGGCAATAGTTAGGGTTTCGGCGTAGTTGAGGATCTCCTCAGCTTTTGCCGGATTAAAATAATAAGGAAAGTCCTTAGTATTTTGTTTTTTGAGGTCGTCTAAGTGTCGCTTGCAAGCCAACTTATGTAGCTCTCCGGCTACCACTTTACCGGCCACCACGTTACGCGCGTACCTGGTAACGCGATCATTGAGGACGTTAGAGTTATCCACCTGCGACGGTTCTCTTTTCAAATTTAGCGAACTTATTTTCCTTTGGTTTATCATCTTTATTAGCTCCAGGTACTACGAGCTTACACCGGCTCGATATCGATAATCCTAAGTCGTTAGCCGAGGCTCTAACCATCTTAAAGTTACGCTCCTGGATTTTACTCCAGGACTCGTACTTTGTGGGATCGTTTTTAACTTCCGACTTACGTAACTGTTTAGTAGCATGGACGTATGAGTCATTAGCTACGATATATCGAGCCAAAGCGTCTACGTCCGTCTCTCCCATTATCTTAAGTTTTTCTAACTGACTAGCTAACTTATTAAAAGTCGCTTTTTGCTTTTTTGTCAGATAGTCCGGAGCGATTATACCGTCGGTTATCGGTTTGATCTCTCGCTCCTGGCGCTCCTGGATCTCCGCTTTAGTTAAGTGCTTAGATCCTCTAGCCTGGACTACCTCGAGCGGTAATCTCTGACCGGCCATAATATCGCCTCCTTCCGGTTAGATTTTTAAGTCCTTTCTAAAACATATACTATTAAATTTTTTCATAAATCACATCGACTATATACCACGAATTTGCGTTAATTGTTATATTACCCGAATTGTCTGCGTATAGGAATCTTGTTTCGTATGTACCATCACTATTACTATGTATACCTGTATTATCACTTCCTTTTTCTTTTCTATGAGATTCCAAGCCATATATTATGGTTATTAAATCAATCCTTTTCAAGTAATAATGTAAGTATGGCATAGTCTCCAGTAGACATCGGAGTATCCTCCGTTAAATTAACACTCCATACTTGAATATGACTATCATTAGCAAATTGAGAAGGTCTAAGACCAAGTGGCCATATCTCACAAGGTCGTGGGGCTATTATCATGTTCCCGTTCTCGTCAAAATATCTAGCACTCACTGCAAGAATACAAGCTATATGATAGCCCGAAGGAAATGTCTCAAGAAAATTATTTTTGGAAATATTAGTTAAATAAACAGCTCTGACTAACTTATCCAGTCTTTGTCCAGAATATGTTACCCTTTGAGTAGTAAATGTATCGATTTTATACTTGTCATTGTCTGCCTTATTATTCAGTTTTTCTTTTAACTTTGACCATAAATGAGTAAGTCCTGTTTTATCTAAATATTCCATGGTAACCCCCTTATAAATTTAATATGGCATCTATGTCGGAATTTGGGATTGGCGAAATTCCCTTAATCAAATTCGCCACATCCTCATTTAATCTTCCACTATCGCCTGTGTATGGAACGAAGTCATCATATATTGCTGATAGGTCTGTTGTGACCATTGGCTTGAAGAGGAGGTTGTTACAAGTAAAACCACTGCTTATAATTATGTAGGTATAAAATTCTGTATAATTTGATGTATTATGGAATATATGACCACTTCCATAGTCAGAACCCAAGTCATAATCTACGTTGTTCGTTCCTGCTAAATAATATATATCTCCGCTTCCATTTTTAGGACAGCCAGTAATTTTTGCATAACTATCCTTTTTAACTGTCATATTCCCTACTAGAAAAGCGCATCTGTCATTAGCCGTACCATTTACAGTATAAGTTCCATCTCTGTTATTCGTAAATGTAACACCATTGATTGTCCGTGTCGGTGCGGTAGAATTAAGCAAATTCGTGTGAATCTGTCCTTTGACATCGTTAACGCTATTTGTAATAGCCTTATTCTGCACAGGGTTTGTGGATGTCTCTGAGAGAGCATCGTCAACAGTGATTTCACCGTCTTTTCCGTCTTTACCATTTGTAACCGTGAAAGTTGACGTTGTGCCGTCATTATAAGTAGTTGTGTAAGTATCAACTAAACCGGTAGATCCGGTCTTTTTTATTCCGCTAATACCTCGGCCGTTACCAATAGAAAAAGTAGAACTAGTACCGTCGTTATAATTGATTTTATAGTTATCTACTAAACCGGTAGATCCAGTCTTTTTAATATCAGTAATACTCTTACCGTTGGTAACTTCAAAAGTTGTGGTAACTCCGTCGGTACGAGTAATCGTATAAGTATCAACCAGGCCGTCACTAGAGGTCTTTTTAATATCTATGATATTATTACCGGCCTCGCCTTTTAATAATAATGTTTTAAAAATAATGTCACTCATTTTTACCTCCTCGTAACTTCCCAGGTGATATCTAAATACCCTCTCATAAGAGTATAGATATCGTCCTCAATATCTAATTCCAGGTCGTAATAATAACGACCGATAGAAATGGCATCCGTTTTTGTAGGAGCTACTCTTACGCAATATGTACGCGTATCGGTTTTATTATCGTAATCCACCAAAGTTATATGATCGTTTAGATCACACTTGAATAATACTTCATCATTGTCGTAATGATCTCGAACGGTAAAACGAATATTTCTAAGATCTTGATTTCCAACTCCTACAAGCTGAAAATTAAACATCATCGTATCGCCTTTAACCATTTCGATATTTTGTTTTATCGCATTTGTAAAATGTGATTTTTCTAACATTATGTCCTCCTAACTTTTTGTAGGGAGATTTTTCTACACCGTACTCCCCATGCACCGTTATCCCC